GGCCCATAAAGGGTTGAAATATTCTCTACGAGAGGAAGGCCACGTGCTTTCGCTTCTCCTCTCGTACCGCCCTCGCATAACCGTTCTCAAGGCCCCTTCGTTCCTGTGGTATCTACAAACCGTCATCACTACCCCCCAAAGGTAGTATCCCTATGGCAACCCACCAGGTGGACAGTCTTTTGCAACCCCTTTCGAGGGTGCTAGTAGGCACAGTACTAGTTGAGGCCCTTATTAGAAAACGTCTGGTATAAAAGCTAGGTCGGATCTACAATCTTCCCAGCCGAGTCCCCACTCGTCTGGAACGGTTGTAGCGGTCGTCGTTGTTATGTTCCACAGCTTCAATCGATGTTCAATCTCAAGCTGTTCCCATATGGGACAATCAAAAGCTTCTTCAAAAGCTTCTCGCGCAGCTAGTGTTACCGCGCGTTCCTTGGCATGTTTCTGAGCATCTTCTAGGGTGCCATATTCATTCTTGACTCGATAAACGAGACCCGTGGCCGCCATCTTGTCCAAGCTAGCAATTTGGCCACGTGAATTTCTGATTAAGCTAAGAGCAAACTCCTGCAAAATCGGCACACCTGCGTTGAGGGCGAGTTCACACACGCCCACCAAGCCCAACATAGGTCTCACAAGGAACGGATCGTTCCAGTGCCTTGTTCCACAACAAGCGTGGCTCAAGACCTTCCGCCAGTCCCTCACAAAGATGTCATTAATCCCGTTATTGACTACTTTGGACTGACAGAACACAACTGACCGCACGTCTCTAGCAATATTTTCGATCTTTAGTTCTTGACCGAACTCCAAAAATATGCCAGCAAGACGCGACTCGACCACCGAAAAATCGGCGCTTTCAACCAACACCAGGCAATCGTCACCATCGTCAAATAGGCTGTACTTAATGCCTAAAAGCTTCATGGCAGCCTGGACCATAATAACCATAAGCAAGCAGTTGCCAAGCGCAGTATTAATATCGCCGGACATCCGCCCCCCGAAGCACTTGTATTTTACACCAGTGCTCGTTCTGACCTGATTGATCTGCTGCCATTTGAGCAGCCGGTCGAACTCGGGGTAATTTGGTAAGCAAGACTGGTAAAACGCGTGTTCGATCTTCAACACGGCCATGCTTACATGCTTATCCCAACGACTTGCGTCGATTGAGAAGCAGACAGGATCCTCAAACATCAGGAATTTCTCCTTCAAAATGGATGCTCTGTCTGCCTGATTAAGGCCCTTGGCCACCAACCGATATCCCCACCTGTCTGTCATGTTGTAAATGAAATGCTCTATGGGCCTGAGATACTTCGCTATGCAGATGTTGTATCTCGGGTCACGCGCTTGGATCATCCGTGGATCTGGGTTTTCTTTCTCCAACGGATTAATCTTCTCGGCTTTAACGAATGCAGATATCCTAGCATCGTTAATATCCAAGGGGTCACGAACGAGTGAATCGTAGGCAACTTGATAACGTTTCCTACGGTCAGCAGTGAAGCTCTGGAGAACTTGTTCAAATGTCCAGGGCTCAAAGTGACCAGCGCGCTCAGATAACCTGCGCGCCGCACTCTTCATCATTTTGATACCAGCTACTGATGGTAGTGGCACCTCCCCGAGCACACGATTTGCAGCTGATATAATCTCGTTGCACGTGCACTCCGCGTGTGTAAAGCATGTCCACAGACCAGGGATGGGCGGGACTATACGAATAAGGTGACGTTTGCTATTATGCTCCCAACTCTCAGGTGGACGGATGTTCCCATGATGTGCAGCCAGTGGTTCCAGGGTCTTTGGCCAGGCGCACACTGCGGGAACCCTGAGTGGGCACCCCTAATAGGTGGTAGGGCTGGACCACAAGCGCGACCATCGATATTTCATGACGCGCCCGTACTCCACCCAAGCCACCCCCCCTATTGCTGCCGCGGCAAGGCCACCCATCGCGGAAGCGCTCTTAGCGCGCCCCGCGACAGCCAACCCGACGGCTGCAACCGCAACTCCGCCAGCCAGGATCTTCCAGCCGGCTCCCAATCCAGGCCGTATGTCGGCCATATCTCTCGCCGCGGCGTTAGCGATGGAGATCTCATCCATTCTGCTTCTATCGCCAAGGAGATCAAAGTAAGCCCTCTCCCCTGGGCCAGGGACCATGGCCTCAACAACAGCGTTTTGAACAAGGAATGCAGCAGCGTCTTCCCTTGCCAACATTCCAAGTCGATCTTTGTGACTGTGGATCCACGAGAGGCCCTTGCGCTGGAGTGAGGCCGCTGTCTTGGGCCCCCTCTCACCAAACGCAACAGATCCTCGTAGATATCCAACCAGGCGCTTATGCGCCTCATCAGCCTCCCACGCTGGGTCTGGCTCCCCGAAGACATCGTCCTCAAGAGCACCGCCACCTGGTCCTCTATACGATGTAACCGTTCCAAAGGTGTTGACGGAATTGTTACGTTGCGGCGTACGGACTGGTCTATGCTTGTGTCCCGCACGGTGTCCCCTGCGGGTGGGGGTTGAAGCCCAAGCGCGAATCGCACTTGCACCGGGCTCCGATCGCACATCTTCTCTCGGTATGACAAAGGTTGCGTCAGACGCGACACTCATAACCTCGATAATGATGCGG